CCAGTATCACGCACGCCTGCAGCGGCGCGCTTAAACGTGCGTGCAGCGGGAAGCGTATCGACGCTGATCATGCCGACGTGCTGGCGTACCTAGAGCACCGCAAACGCGCAACGCGGGACACGTTGCTCGACGGCATCGACCCGATGTACGACGAAGCGGTCGCAGTGCTGCGCGGCGTTAAGAGACCAACCGGTAACGCACTGCGCACGCCGCTCGGCATAGGAGCGCCACGAGCGAACAAGCTGTTTGCGGTAATCGACGCGGCCGGCGTGCTCAACCAGCAAGCGCCGGAGCCCGTAACCGTGTCCACGAAACCAAAGCCGCGAGGATGGGTCGCCCGTCGCGAGACCATGAAGCGGGAAGCCGTCGACCAGGACGACCAGATCTATGCGGTCCCGGAGGATATACAAGCGTTTGCCGACATGACCCTGCGGGAGCTGATCGAAAAGTTCGGTACGGGTCTGCGCTTTTTGGATTGGCTCAAAGCGACCAAAGCGATTGAGGACATCAACGAAAAGCGATTAAAAAACGCCGAGACCAAAGGCGAGCTAGTAGGCCGCCAGCTCGTAAAGCACGGCATACTCGACCCCATCGAGTCCGCACACATCAAGCTACTGACCGACGGGTCAAAAACCATCGCCAGGCGCGTGGCGGCAATGTCCGGCGCCGGCCGGGACATGGAGGACATAGAGAAATTTGTCGCGGATCAGATAACGTCGTTTCTGCGACCGATGAAAGCCAAAATCGCGAGGACGCTTAAAAATGTCTAGCCTGCAAGATATCGGCGCCGACTGGATCCTGTCCGAAATTGAGGGCATGACCGACCAGGTCGTACACGTGACGCCGTCAGCCTACAACGAGGAACACCGCTATCTGCCCGAAAGTGTGACGTCGATACCCGGTTACCTGCGCTACGACGTCAACCCGTTTATGCGCGAGATCGTCGACTGTTTCGACATCGACAGCCCGGTCCGTGAAGTCAATCTGAAAAAGGGCGTTCAGATAACCTACACCACCGCGCTCGAATCCGGCATCCTGTATTTTGCGGGCCACATCGGCACGCTGCCCATGATGTTTATGACCGCCGATCGGGAGCTGGCAAAAGCACGAATCGAAAATAACTTGATACCGATGTTTAACCAGTCCGGCATGGCGGACATTATCCGCAGCAGCGACGAGGGCAACACGCGCAAGACCGGCAAGACAGCCAATCACTTACAGTTTGCGAAAGGGGCGTACCTGGTGCCGTTTGGCGCTCGTAGCGCGGACAAGATGCGCTCGTACTCAATTGCAATTTTGCTTAAAGACGAGCTAGACGCCTGGCCGAACGTGGTCGGCAAAGACGGCGACCCCGACGCGCTATCGGACGACCGTTGTTCGGCGTATTGGGACCGGCGAAAAATATTTCGCGGCTCGACTCCGCTGCTAATGCCGAGCAAAATCGAGGCGCAGTACCAGCGCGGCGATCAGCGCAAATACATGGTGCACTGCAAGGCCTGCGGGTTCGCTCAAAATCTGCGATGGGAAACCGTGGACAAAAAGACCGGCATCATTGGCGGGTTTAAGTGGGAGACCGAGGAGGGGTCGCTGCTGCTGGGGTCGGTCCGTTACTCCTGCCAGAATTGCGGGCACGACCACCACGAGCACGACAAAGAACGTTTGTTCAGCCCCGACCACGGCGCGCACTGGCTGCCGACTGCCCGCCCTGCAGAGCCGGGGATCCGCTCGTACCATTTGCCGGCCATGTACTCGCCGATCGGAATGCAGCCTTGGTATAAATGCGTCTCGGCCTACCTGAAAGGGTACGACCCAGCCGAGCGTAAGGTCCGCGACATTGGCAAATACCAGGTTTTTTATAACAACGTGCTGGCGGAGCCGTTCGAGGTCATGGGCTCGAAGGTCAGATTTACAAGCGTGTCCGGACACCGCCGCGCCGTCTACCGGCTCGGCCAGATCCCGAACCATTACGCGACGCAATACTCCGGATCTCCGATTCTGTTTTTGACGTGTCAAGTCGACGTTCAAAAAGCGAACATCGCCGTTACGGTTATGGGATGGGCTCGCGATTTGCGTTGCTACCTGATCGACTATTGGCGGTTCGAGGGTAAAGATTGCAGCGAGATCAGCTCGCCGGTTTGGGGCCGGCTGCGCAAGCTGATCGAAGAAACAATTTACACGGCCGACGACGGCAAGCAATACCGAATAATTTTAACGCTGGTCGATGCGGGTTACGCAAACGATACGATCACCACGTTTTGCTCCGACTACGCCTCGGGCGTCTTTCCGATCCTCGGCCGGGACAGGCCTGCCAAAAACCAAAGGATCCAGGAGTTCGCCGAGTTTACAACCCAGTCCGGGACCATCGGTTACCGGATCCTCGTAGACCACTACAAAGACCGCTTGGCGACCGTTCTGCGCCGCGACTGGACCGAGGAGTCCGGCGAGCAGAGCCCCTATCATTTCAACGCACCCGTGGACATAAGCGACGCCGCGCTCAAAGAATTGACGATCGAAACCCGGCGGGAAAAAGACGACGGAAAGGGCAACGTAACTTATTTCTGGTACAGGCCGGGCAACGCTCGACAGGAACTATGGGATCTGCTCGGGTACGGGCACGCCGCGGTCGAGATCCTGGCGTATTCGATATGCATCCAGCATTTTGAGTTAGAGTCGATCGACTGGAGTGTCTTTTGGGACTATGTCGAGAGGGAAGAACTTTACTTCACAAGGCCGCGCGACTAATCTGCGGACTACGTTTTTAATTTTTATGCAGAGCGCCGCCTATGTCCAGCCGTCAATTTTGGCTTGATCGGATCACTAGAACGAAAGAGCTGATCATCGCGTGGGAAGAAGCGGAATCGCAACTCTCGCAAGGCAGCGTCCAGTCGTACACGATCGACACCGGGCAGACCCGGCAGACCGTAACGCGTGCAGACCTGTCCTCGATCCGAGCCGAAGTCGACAGCCTTATGAATCGCTTGGTGACGCTTGAGGCGCGGCTCGGTTTGGGCGGCGCCGTTATTAATGTGAGGCCGGGATGGTAAAGAAACAGAGCATACTGCAGCGCGCGGTAAACCTAGCTTGGCACGCAACGCGGCCGGCCGCCAGCGCGGTCGACATGACGCAGCAGAACAGCGTCGATGATTTAAAACCCTATTCGTACATGACGAACGTGTCGCCGGCGCCTGTCGTTAATACTTGGCTGGACGGCGACAAGTTCCTCGGCGGGTTTGGCGCGACCGAACTGCAGGCCGTGGACTACTGGACCCTGCGCGCTCGATCGACGCAGCTTTTCAATGAAAATTTATATGCGCGTGGCCTAATCCGTCGGCTCGTAACCAACGAGATAAACACCGGCTTAACGCCGGAAGCCGCGCCCGACGAGGACATCATCGGCGTACCCGAAGAAAGTCTAAACGACTGGACCGAGACCGTCGAAAACCGGTACAACATTTGGGGCAAACAGCCGGAAGCGTGCCACCACACGGGCCACCTGACGTTCGGCGCAATACAACGCGCGGCAAGGGCCGAGGCGCTTATCGCGGGCGACGTCCTGGTCGTCCTGCGCACCTCTCAGCGTACAGGCCTGCCGACCATACAGCTGATCGGCGGCGAAAAGGTACGCACCCCGCTCGGCGGTAATCAGGGTTTAAGCGCGGGCAATACGATCACCTACGGCGTCGAGCAGGACGCCAGCGGGCGCGTGGTCGCGCATTGGGTCGTCCAGATTGACGGCACGACAAAGCGCCTACCGGCCTATGGCTCGCGCACAGGGCGCCGGCTGTCGTGGCTGGTGTATGGCACGGACAAGCGCCTCGACGATATTCGCGGGCAGCCTTTGCTGTCGCTGGTGCTGCAGTCGTTAAAAGAAATTGATCGCTACCGGGACAGCGCGCAGCGTAAAGCCGTCGTTAACTCAATTCTGGCGATGTACATTAAGAAAACCGAAGCCAAGCCGGGTACGTTGCCCATGTCTAACGGCGCTATCCGCCGCGACACGGCGACCGTACACGACGAGGACGAGGGGCCGCGGGAGTTTAACCTCGCGAACTCGATCCCAGGCGTGGTCATGGAGGAACTGCAGCAGGGCGAGGAGCCGGTCGGATTTCACAGCCAAGGGACGGACATAGATTTCGGAAAATTCGAGGAGTCAATCGTCCAGGCTATCGCGTGGGCAAACGAGATCCCGCCGGAAATTTTGACGCTGGCGTTCTCGAACAACTATTCCGCCAGCCAGGCCGCCATAAACGAGTTTAAGATTTACTTAAATAAAATCTGGGGCGATTTTGGCGAGACGTTTTGTTCTCCGATTTACGTCGAATGGCTGATCAGCGAAACACTGCAGCGCAAGATCCGCGCGCCCGGATTTCTGGAAGCGTGGCGGGACCCTAAGCAATTCGACGTGTTTGGCGCGTGGGTAACGGTTGACTGGTACGGCTCAATCAAGCCGTCGACTGACATGTTCAAACAGGTTAAAGCATCGAATTTGCTTGTCGAGGGGGGTTACTCTACCCGGGCACGCGAAGCGCGAATTACCACGGGCACGAAATTCTCGAAAAACGTTAAGCGATTAAAACGCGAAAACGAACAGCTGGCGGAAGCAATACGGCCAACGCTGGAGCTGGAAAGAGAATTCGGGCCCGACGCGGCTGCGGGCGCAATGGCCGCGCTGCAGGAAAAAACCGAGTCCATGATCTCACTTGTCGAGGATTTGCACGATGGCAGCTCATAGAGGTTTTTTGACTTATAAAACCGCCGCGCCTAAGATGCGATAAAACGGGAGTATTTTAAATGTGGCTATTAGAGCCCGGAGTTAGAGAACGACTTGAAGCGGCAATAAATTCCGGCGCGGCCCCAACGGCCGAACAGCAGGCGGAGTACGAGGTACGATCTACGAACGACTACGGCGAAGACGGCGGGAGCGATACGTCTCGCATTTTGTCGACGGCCGGCCGATGCGCCGAGATTGCGATCACCGGCGTAATGACCAAAAAACCCGATTTTATGTCGATGTTGTTCGGTGGCGGGAACACCACATACCCGATGATCATTCAGGCGATTGCCGAAGCCGAGCAAAACGACGAAATCGACGAGATAATTTTCGCGATCGACAGCCCTGGCGGCGCGTTCGACGGTTTGTTTGATGCGCTGGCGGCCATTGAGGCGGCAAAGAAACCGACCTCGGCCGCCATTTCAGGCGTCGGCGCGTCCGCTGCTTACGCGATGGCCAGCCAGGCCGACAAGATTAAAGCGACGAACCGGGCGGCTCGTATCGGCAGCATCGGCGTTGCTGCGGAGTTCCGCGTCCGCGAGGATTCGGTTACACTGACCAGCACACAAGCGCCGCGCAAGCGTCCAGACCTGTCGACAAGTGAAGGCCGGGCGATGGTCGTGGAAGAATTAGACGCGATGCACGAAATTTTTGTCGACGCTATCGCGCGCGGCCGTGGCATGACGCCCGACGACGTAAACGCCAATTTCGGCCAGGGCGGAACGTATCTAGCAGAAAAAGCATTAAAGCGAGGTATGATCGACGGCATAGGGGCAACCGCCCTAAGAGTCGTCGGGAGTGCCAACAACCCCACCGCCCGCAATAGCGGGAAACAACCAGAGGCCGGAAAAATGGACCTTAACGAGTTAAAGGCCAAGTATCCCGACGTCTATGCGGCGGCGATGCAGGTCGGAGTCGAAGGCGAGCGAGACCGCGTGGTCGCGCATCTTAACATGGGCGCGCAGGCCGGTATCATGGCTACGGCCGTGACCGCGATCAAAGAAGGCTCGGCCATGACCTTAACGCTGCAGTCGGAATATATGACCGCAGGCATGAACCGACGCGACACTGACAACCGCGCTGCGGACGACGGCGACGCCGCGGCCGCTCTTGCCGCTGTTGCGGCTAACCAAGCCGACGCACCTACCAAAGACGCAAAAGCCGAAAAAGATATTTTGGCGTTTGCTATGGAGCGTTGCGGCGTAGAAGCGGGGGCAGTTAACCATGTCTAACATTGAAATCACAACCAACACCACGAACGGTATCCGGGTCTGGAATCCAGTCCATAAAGACGATTTGGTTCGTTTTGCGGGCGCGGCTACTCTGGCGGCCGGTACGATTCTGGCGCGCGATTCGGTGTCGCTGCTGCTAATCCCTTTTGTAAAGGGCGGCACGACTAACGCCAACGGCGTACCGGTTGCGGTATTGATCTATCAGTTGGCCTCCGCCGGCGCTGCTACCCTGGCGGCACGGCCAATTGTAGGCGGGGAGATCCGTGCGTCGCAGCTCATAATCGCAGCCGATGCCGACAACAGCGAAGTCGACGCGGCCGTTCTTGACCAGCTACGGGACTACAGCATTATTGCGCTGTCTACCGTTCAGCTATCAGCATTCGATAACCAGTAAGGAGTCCGGAGTATGGCCGTACAATTGCAACGAGCAGGCTGGACTCAGATGTTCAGCCAAATGCGCAGCCCGAACGGGTTTTTGTCGCGCTTTTTTACCATTAAACCGGGCGGCGTTTACAATGGCGACAAGGTCGCGATTGATATTCAGCGTTTCGGCGAGGCCGTGGCTATTGCAATCCGCAAAAGCACCGGGCCCAATCTTAACGATTTCGACCAGTTCACGACCAAGGAATTTACTCCGCCAGCGTATGGCGAAGCGTTCCCGCTGGACGTGTCGGACCTGCTGAATCGTATGGCCGGCGTAGACCCCTACACCGCAGCCTATACCGAGTACGCCGGCCAACTCGTGGCCATGATGGCGCAGGGCTTTACGCTGGTTGACGACAAGATCAAGCGCGCTGTCGA